ACGTGTGAGCCCGTTGCGTATGAACTACCTGAAAGATATTGCCAATAGAAATCAACTGCATAATACATTACGTTTGAACTATTATCAATTCTCAAATCAGTTAGAGTTGAATTTATAATTCTATTCAAATCAAATATACCAACATTAGCAGTATTAGGAAATTTAAGTATAGTATAATCAGCTACCGATGATGATTGAAATAATCCACCTTGCCAATAATATAATTCACCTACATATTGAAATGAAGATGATGTATATACGGGTGTACTCTCAGCCACCGTAAATATAATAGGTGATTGAGCTAATGAGCAAGATGCAGGAGTTTGTGTTATAGATAATGCCATTACGCTTTTATTTTAAATAACCAATGAAATCAAAAAAGTATTGGATGCTACTTTACATCCGCAAATTCAGAATCAATTGCTTGCTTAATAGTTTCAGCTACTTCATCAGCAATTTGATTTACATATTCATCGATTAACCTTTGTATTTGCGGGTCATTAATTGCTTTTTCAGCAAAGTTTATAGAGCCGGGTACGTTCTTAGTTTTACCTCTCCTAACAGTAGATGATACGTTTGGGTCATTCCAAAACTTACCATACTCTGCACCTGGCGGAGAAACATCTAATTCAAATTCAACAGTACGTTTATTATTGATTTTAGATTCCTTAATCATACCTGAAGGACGATTGAAATCTGCTAACTTACGTTTTAGATTTCCCGTTTTCTTAGGTGCTTTGATTACTGCTAAATCTCTAATCCTATTTGCTATTTGTGCTAATGTTGCCATATTAATTTATTAAGGACATCCACAACTTGCAGTATTAAATGAGCCACTTAAACAACTTCCTAATGTATTATACGAAAATAAACTAAAGCCAGTTACAGGTCTAACTCCCAAATTCATATCAATGCAATATGTTGCACCAATTGATGGATTAATAAGCGTAGCACTTCCACTATTACAATATGTTATTATTCCTCTACCCGTTGCGCTAGTAATTTGTATAGTATTACAACTAGCAGTAAGAAATAAAGATGAACTAACTGAATTTCCTGATATTACTATTGGATAATATGCGTTTGCTGATAATCCACTAATACTTCCACTTTGAGCACATCTATATCTTACATTATTTGCAGGTATAATCTCTCTAGCCAAAGATGATGAATCTGCTGCAAAATATGAAGCAGTTATTCCTGAGTCACCTCCGAAAAATGTTACTATTTTTTCATTAGAACAACTTGCAGTAGGTACACTTTGTGTTGTGCAAGTTTCTACGGTATAAACCTCATTAATACAACCAACTTGCAAATCACCTGTATATCCAAAATTATTTGAAATATTATAATTTGGTTCACTGATATTTGTCCACCAATATGTAGAGCCACTAGCTATACAAATTGTTTGTGGTTGATATCCATAGATACTAGCTGAAAAAAATGTTGTTTTTCCACATGGAGTATATACTAAACTCCCTGTAGCATTTGGATAAAAACCACCATTTGTAGTAATATCTATCGTTGCTTGTTTACATCCACAACTTCCTGTTTCATCAAAAAATTCTGAACAATAATCATAAACAGGGTATTGAATTAATACACTACCACTTCCACCTCCTTTACCTATCCTACTAACATTTCCTCCACCACCTCCCATTCCATAGAATGGAGCTCCCTCATTTGATTCACCACTTTGTGAACCACCTCTACCATAACTAGTTCCATTGCAACTCAATCCAGAAGGTGCACCACTAAATGCATCCTCTGCACCTCCTCCTCCACAACCAAATCCCCAAGCAGATTCATTTACAAAGTTTATATATATTCCTACTTCTCCATTACCTGCACCATTTGTTCCACCAATACCACCTGCTCCACCATTAGGTGTACCACCTGCTCCACCTGTTGATGGAGCGTCACCCTTACCACCTCCACCTCCAGTTGCAATCATTGATATATTACTTCCAATAAATGAAGATTGACTACCTGAAATTCCATCACTATTTCCATTAGGCTGATTTCCACCACCTTTACCAACAACAGCATTATATGTTCCTTGAAATAATCTTGCATTAGTAGTGTAATTTACACCACCACCACCACCGCCACCGCCACCAAATGATGTATTTCTATTACCACCTCCGCCGCCGCCACCTATTACAAAAATTTGAACATTATCAATACTTCCTTTTTGTACAACTAAATCGGCAGAGCCTGTGAATAAATGATATTTGTATTGCTGCGAACCAGAAATAAAATATCCTTGAACTCCACCGTCTGCAAATAAACACTTTTGTAGTGCACCTTCAAATGTTAATGGTATATACATATTATGCGAAATAATTTGCTGCTACTGCGAATATCGAACCAGTATCAAAAGTTAAGAATGTAATTACATCTATTGATGATGTTATTGCGGTTGGTATATAAGAAAAGCCTGTTGGAAATTTAACAGATGCACTTCCTGTAAATTGAGAACCACTCGTTGTATTTGTTATTCTTAAAGATAAAGTTTGTCCTGGTTGTATATTAGTTGCTTCAAATCTAGTCGAACCTGATGGTAAAGATACAGTAAAGAAATTTCCTAAAGAACAATTCATACTTGCTGTATTTGATGATATTGTAATTGGAAATACTTGTCCTCTAACACTTCCTGAATAAACCATAGAACCACTAACAACTAATGAGCCTGTTATAGTTTGATTACCTATAAAGTTATTACTTCCAGTAGTTGCGTATGAGCCTGTAAATGATGATAATCCATCAATTCTAGCATTTGTTATTCCATTAGAAGATGATACTGATTGAGATAAAGTATTTAATGCTATATCTGCTGATTGAGTATATGCGTTAAAAGAAGATGTATTAAGTTTGGTATCAATTTGATTTATCAAACTTCCTGTTGCTGCTGCTAATTCAGCTTGTGTAACAAAATCTAATTGTACAGAAGTACTGAAAAATTCTAAAGCATCTAATCTAGCATCGACTGATGTACTAAATGTTGTATTTAAATAAGATGCGGTTGCTTCTACTGAATCTAATCTACTATCTACTGAAGTAGAAAAAGGAACGTATAATGAAGCCGTAGCCTCTACTACATCTAAACGAGAATCTACTGAAGTTGAGAATGGTACATATAAAGATGCAGTTGCCTCTACTACATCTAATCTAGCATCTACTGATGTGCTGAAAGGAACGTATAATGAAGCAGTTGCTTCAACAACATCCAAACGTGCATCAACAGATTGTGAAAATGGTATATATAAACTAGCAGTTGCTTCAACAATATCTAAACGAGAATCTACCGAAGTAGAATATAAAGTTGCATTACCTATTCCCGAAATAGTTGATGAAGAAATGTTATTAGAAACACCCATAGAACCTGTCAAAGAAGCGCTTCCTGACATTATCACGGAACCGATGAGTGTTTGTGTATCTGAAACCTCATCTCCTAATATATTACTCCCTGATGAGTAAATAATCGATGATGATTCTATTAGTGTTACTACCTTACTTGCGAATAAAGTTCCACTAACAATTAAATCATTTTCTATTAACGCATTTGATGCAGTTATGTTTTGTGTTACATCCAAAGAACCTGTCAATGATGTTGCACCGCTAACTGATAAATTACCATTAACTCTTACATCATCATTTACAGTTATCTTACCTTCTATATCAAATGTACCACTAACAACTAATTTGCCATCGATTGATACATCACCCAAAGTATTCACATAGATACCTATACCATTACCTAATCCATCTTCCAATTCTACTTGCGTAGTAGATGCAGTAATATTACTGCCTAAGTGAATTAGTGATTGGAAACTTTGTGAAATATATAAGTTACTTAAACTTCCCATTTTATATTATTTATCTTTTAATCGAATATCCATTTTCTATAAGCTACATCTGAACCTTGTCCCCATTTTTGTGGTGTTGTACTCCATATCTGCGGATTAGCCCATAGTTCACAATACTCACACGTTCCAAAATCAGCATATGGTAAATACAATATTGGTAAATTCACATAATCAAAATCGTTCTCACCTTCAAATGTACCTACAATAGTATAACAATTGTAATCATAATAGGTAGTGATATCTCTCGTAGCATTTGGAAAGTACTTACTCATAAACACTTGCCCAATACTTCCTGATTCGCTTAGTACTGCTTTATATCTCTCACCACTATTACACTCTTCAATTAAATAGCCACTTCCCGAAGGGTTAACTAAAAAAAAAAGGCAACGATTTTTATCGTTGTGAGTAGTTAACTCAAAGTTGGCTACCCACCCCGCCAGTCCGTTATTGAACCTATCGGAGAAGGGTGTACAAACAATATCTCCGTTTACTTCAAATCCCTGCACCCCCCTCTGTGTGTATGCCGTTAAATCGTTTAATACTGCGAGTGTGTTAGCATGAATATCAACCATGTCATCCACTCCGTAGAACGGAATTGTTTGAGCGTTTGTGCTACCTGATGATTCATTGTTTAAATTCTTTTGTTTATCAGCAATTGTTAATTGAACTGTAAAAGTAGTTGTTGATGTTTCAAATCTACTATCAGTTATTAACACATTACCTAACGGATATTCAGGATACTGCTTATCATCTATCGAATCAATATCACCATAGGTTACTGATTGAATCGAAGGATGGTTCTTCATTATCGTCTTAAAATAATTTAGGACATTATAATAAAGTGAGTAGTTAACGCCTGTGTTATGTACAATTTGTTGAGCCATAGTTTATTATAATTGGATTCCCGCGAAGAATTGTGAACTTTGGTCAGGATAAATCTGAGTCTGATTACCAACTGATTCTAAATACTGCGGAATATTGTTTGAGTATGCTATTAAATAGTTTTGTAATCTTAACGCATAGTAGTCAGCATTCGTTTGTGTTATTTGTTTAAGGTAATCTATCTCCGTTTTAGATGGAGCGACGCCTTGCTCACTTTGTTGCTTCACAGCGCCATTAGATTTAAATTGTACTGAACTGAATGGAATGTATTCTACACATGCATACCATAATAAAGTATATTTGATGTGGTCATTCATTAAGTCCTGATAGTATGCATCTAAAGTACCAAAAGTTCCTGCTTCTATTCGTGCTTGTAAAAATTCAAATAGAACAGTACCTAAAAGATTCTTTAAGTATTTATCCTGTGCAGTTCTTACAAATGGTAATAGAGCATCTGCATCAATAGCACCCTGTAATGGTGAATTTTTGATTATATCGTTTCGTGTTATAAATAGTGCGTATGCCATATGGTTTATTAATTAAATTCTTTTGTAAAAAATGCTGATTTAGTTCCTACTGTTCTGATAAAATCTATATCATCATTACTCATTTCAGTAATAGCAACATCTTCGTTTGTATCTACTGGCTCATCCTCAACAGTTGCCGGATTTTCCATTGAATCGTTTACTTCATCTTCAACTTGCTCAACACTCTTATCAGTTTCTTCAGCAGTTGTTGAAAGGATTACTAATGGAGTTAATTGCTCAAAGTATAATTCAGTATCAGCGTATCCACCACACGTTAATGCGTAATCAATAGCATTTAATAATACGTTTTGGAATGGCATGATAGTCATTGTTTGCATAATGCTAAATGCCGTTTTCATTTCTTCTGATTGAGAAGAGAAACCATTATTAGCAGTTCTGATACCAAACAATAAAGGTGATGTAATTCTATGCGATACTAAGATTCTATCTTGCGCATATTCCGCAACATATTGAAACTTTTCGTGCAAATTGTCGATACTAATTGCATCAACAGTTGGTTTAGTGAGTGGGTCATCATTAAATGATAACATAAAACGGCCAGCGTTGTTTGTGCCCGTAAATTTAGCTTGAAGCAAATCTTCAATAGTTTGTCTTTCTTCTGGTGCAGGTACTCCATTATTAAAGTTTACCATAACCAAAGGTAAGAACCCATTTGTAATATTGCTTAAATGCAAATTACTTAATTCAGCTTCACTTATACTGAATTGTAAAGATGATACATAATCAGGTAATGCGTAGTAGTATAATCCTGGACAATAGTGTTTGATATAAAGGATTTCCATTTTCTCATTTGATGTTTCAAACGCAGGTATCTTCTTTTTATCTCTTACTTTTCTAGCATCATTCCAATCTACACAATAGTAATAGTTCTCAATACGTGGAGAACCATAAAGCTTTTCAGCTCTAAGTGTTTGAACAGGAACGTGATACATCTTAATTATCTTAGTATGGTCATCATTCCAATATACTTGAAATGCAGCATTACCAAACAATTTAAAATCAAATGTTACTCTTTTCAATTCCTCTTGCGGAAGAATTTTAGCAATTACATTGTTAAGTTCTTCTCTTTTAGAGTAGATACCTTTACCAAATATTAAATCAGCAATTCCTTCGATGGATGCTGCATTGGTTGTAGAATGATTGTAAGCTGTTGTTACTGCATCAAAGAAATCATCGTGTCCATAAACACCAAATGGGACCCAACTATATCGGGTCTTTGTATCCTCCTGAAT